CTGTAGTGGATTGTCTATTCCCTGATAAACTTTTATTGGCTGGCTGTACACTGTTCTATTCCTTGGTGGTGAAAACTTTGCCTGGTCCAAAATTTGAACCAGAATAATATTGTCATATAAATAACTTTGGATCTCATACATTATTGTATTTATTAGAAAGATGGTTGAACCCGATTACGAAAAATTACTTACAGATTACCCATTCTTAACCTACCTAATCTACGGTGGAAACGAATATATTGGTGTAATACAAAATTTAGATGACATAGTTACCACAATGTACGACTATGGCAAGCTCAGAGATCACGAGCAGAAGAAACTATTCTTGGAACTAGCAGAACAATGGTGGTGGGAGAGCAATAGGCTTATTCCAATCAATGTATTCCTAAAGCAGGAGTGGGCACCGTTTAAGTTTGCTGTTCAAACTATGAACAGCAAAGATGTGGAAATAAAGTTTGGCCCGCACGTTAGTTTAAAAACTATAGCGGCTAAACGTAGCAAACGTCGTAGTATTACGCTTGTTCGGAAATTAGGTTAACTAAATTCTACCTTTAGGGCTGTATTCTCGTCCGTACTCTTCAAAATACTTGCTATTTGGATTATATCTGTAATTATTGACCCAATCTAGGGTACTGTCTGATATATTAAATTCAGGCATAACTTTTTCTATGTATTCTAAATGTTCTACAGGAGTAGGATGATAATCGTCTCGCTTGCCTCTCGAAGTCCAGTCATAATTAAAGAGTACACTGTGTACGCTAGGCCTAATCTTTTCTAATGTGTCCGAATACAGACCTAATAGATCTTCTATGTATTCAGAAAAGTTTTGATTTTCGTAATTATGCGGATTTGACATATCAACCATTGATAAAAAAATGTAATTACACCCTACAGAAGATAACAGTTTGTCTATAGCAACAATATATGCTATATCTCTAACATAACATCCTCTGGTAGTAATGTATTTCTCAATAAAGGTTGGATCGTAAAAATTCTGAGAAAAGATATTTCCTGTACATTTCCAATCATTTTGTAAATATCTATCTTCTCGTAAAACGTTAGTCCACATAATAATAACAGTATCATTATCAGTAAGTGTATGTTTAGCATTACACTCAACAACACTATTAAAGATATAATGATTTCCGGCGCCAATTCTACCCCAGTTTTCGTAATAATCAAAATTGTCCTTAAGGATGTCGCTCCAGGTAGGCCAAAGATAGTGTGTGAAACTACAGCCAAAAGAGAAAAAACGACTCATAATAAATTTATATTGATGGCTACCAAATGTGCGTAACTGATAGCGTGAGCCTTCTTAAAGTAATAAGTATCATCAGCAGGCTTTTCCCATACAGTTTTAGCAACTTCTTCCCAAGCCTTGCCAACTAAATGCCTTTTAGCAGGACGTATAACAGCCAAAAACATTGCTAGTTTTTCTATTGTGTTAACTGCTTCAGGCATCTTAATCAGTGTGTCGTAATGATTACCTATGTGTATTAACTGTGCGCAGAACTCTGGCTCATATAGTCGTGCCCAGTTTGGTTCTTGTGCCATCAATTGATCCAAGTGTGCTTCATCACGTACTTGTGAATATAACCCTACATTAAGAATGTCCAGTTTGATGTAGCCACGATCCTCTGCTGTGTCGTGGTCAATACTGGCATAGCCTGTAAATGGATCTGCGGGCATGTCTGTAAAGTAAACACCAGTGTTGTGTTTTACGTATTTGCCATCACGCAGAATACTAGCAGGAGTCTGTTTAAAAAACTCCAGTGCTTGTTCTCTGTCCGCAACGTCAATATCTATATCACTGGTAAACTTCATAAGCCTGCTTCTTTCAATAAGTGTTTACACCACTCTACGTCACCAACATAGTCAGTAAACTTTCTATTCCAGTAGTCTGGATTGATCCAGGGGAGTATAACGCTAACTTGATCATCCCGAAGATTAGATAACCAATCCACACCGGAAACGCAATTAAACACAATCCAAGGGCTAATGCGGCCGGTGCTGATATGATGACAAATCCTATTAGTATTACCGTACCGAAAATAGTCCCGGAATCCCGCAAGTCCTGAACCGTTGCTTGCATAATCTTCCATGGTTTTGAGACCACGCTCCAAAGCGTCTTGGACTGCTTCTTTTTTGAGATACTCGCATAACCATTCTTCATAAAACGCATCCTTTGTCCAATAGTCTAACTTCTTGTTGTTCTTTAACAACCACCCTGTATAGTTTACTACATTTATACATTTAATGCTAACACAATGCCTACCAAACTTAACAAAAGCTCTGTAATATGGACTTGCAACAAAGTCATCAAAACTTTTATTTTTTGCACTACCTTGTGTAGTTTCAAAAAACTGTAGGTATGCTCTAAGCCCAAACTGTACACCTGTTTCTTTTTCTTCTTGCCAACGTCGCTTAGGCTCGCAAAGATGTGCCGCAAGTGTGGACTCCCTGCGGAACTCTTTATCACAGTACCTGCACTTAAAGTTCTGACTTAATGCGTTTGTCGTCCCAGCCATGTTGTTTTGCTAGTTGTTTTAATTCATCTTTGGTTGTTATTACTGCAAGTGTTTCTAAATCATCGTCTGCATAGTCTGGATAAAAGTTACGTAAGAACTTAACCACTTTGTTATTGCTTTCACGTTTCTTTTGTTTTATCCATTCATGTCTGTGTGTACCCATTCCTGGACTTACTGTAGTTGCCAACAGCCATTGCAATTCTGGATGCTTGTTTAAATCAAACCAATTCTTGTTTAGTCGCTCATTACAACTCATTAGATAATAAGACTGTAGCTCTGCGCTACCGCCAACAGCACTACCCCAACGTATCATAAGAAAGTTGCTAAACTTCTTACGTTCTTCGTCAGTAAGTTCGCTGTAGAATGATCTATTCTTAAGATCAAACTGTTTCATTTCATAAAAGATATCTAACTTGTTCATACTGGATGATGCATCATTGGCCCACTGTTGTCTTTTTTACTAAGTTCATATATAACTTTAGCACGATCTAACACTTCTTGCAAGGCAGGATTGTCCTTTGCGGCCAAAACTATTTGGTGCCAGTAGTGCGATTCACGTATCCAGTTGTCTACAGGATATGTGCCTATTAGGACTCTTTGTGAGTGTGGCTTTCCAACTTCCCTGCCCCAGATATTTCCCATTGTATCATTTTCGTAAATGTATTTTACACCTGCTGAATTTTCTGGGTATTCCCATTCGATGCTGTCGTCGATTCCGGCCATACGTATTTCCTTGCTGAGTCTGTGACTATGTATCTACCCGTCAGCCTATCCTGGAAGCCCTCGATGACTTCACGATGCAGTGGTAAATCTTCAAGCCCATAGTCAGGGCACGTACATTCATAGTTTAGATTAAATGTACTGGCAAAATATATCTGCGGTATTGCTATATCTTTAATTGATTCGTGTACAAACTTATGATGTAAATGTCCGTAGTCGCCATCTACATTATGTGTTAGTATCAGTTTATATCCTTGTGAAAGATACTGAATCTTTTCACGTGCTTCTTTCCCGTCAAATCCAAGTTCTCCTCGTTCTACATAACGATAGTCATCGAGGCAGCCAAGGAAAAATGTTTTTATATTACGTTTATCCCAGAAGGCACGTACTTCTTTGGCTCTATCCGCTTTGGATGTATAGGTTAGGTAAAAGATGTCCCAAGAGAACTCGGGATGATTGTGTATAAAAGGATATCCAAATATTATGCAATCATCTGGGTGTGCTACAAACAGTACTGCTCTACCAGCACTTGCCATAATCAACTATCTCACTTTGTCTACTAATGTCTTTTACAAAGTATGCACACCGTGGCTTCTTTGTATTTGTTTCTAACGGTATTGCTAATAATTGTCCTGGACGTAGTTTAGGGAAATACCATTTAACATCTTGGTATATGTCCACTATTTCAATTGGGGCGAAGCTGGGTCTGTAATCACTAAGTGGGTTGAATATATATGTGTTGAACCCTCTGTCGTTGATACTGGTAAGTGGTACAACTTCTAAGTCTCCTAAGTCTGGCTCGCCAATCAACACGTGCCAATCTACAGGCATCTTAATTGTATGTTCACCAATGCGCAGTACCAGTGCTGGACTGTTAAATGACTCTAAGAATATTAACGGAATGTAAAAGTAATCAGGACTACGAGGATCGCTGTTATCTAGTACAGCAAAGCGCATATCATCTACTTCGTCGGGTATTTCATTTAACTCGTAGGCCACATCATCTAAGGTTAATATTCTCATTAGTAACTTAATCTCCAGTTTTCTATTTTAGGATCATACCATATTTCTAAATCAGCGCCAGGCTGTTTACAACGTTGTAGTATGGTTTTGCCAGGACTGCCCCAGATAGTATCTTCAACTCGCATCACAATATCATCAAGCATTCTTGCTTGCCATTTTAACACAATAACATATTCTCGATGATAAGGAGGCAAATCCTCATTTGGAATACGTATTCTAATATCGTTAACGTCGCTCGACATGTCGTTTAAATCTATACACACTGGGTCTGCTCGATGTATTACATTAAATTTTAAATCAATGCCGTCGGCTTCAAAACACGGTAGTTGTTGAAATAGATTATCAATAAAATTCATTCTATATATTGTGCTGTCTGACGGATGCTGTGTTTGAAAACTTGTGTTAACTTCATTTTCAAAATCACCATCTATTTCAATATCTGGTTGGAATTCAAATGCTTCAGAACTAGCATATACCAATGGTAGTATAGGATGGTTATTATATATTTCAACAATTAAATCAATAGTACCCGGAATAAATGTTCCGCCCCATTGCTTAGAATGCTTAGCCAGGTCAATTATGTCTTCGTTGAATATTGGTGAGCCAATAGTTTCAGATACAAAGTAATCGATATCATCGGGCATATCAATTCTGTCAAGTTTGTAAAAGTTTTTGTTTATAACTTGAATAACGTTGTCTAGTCCTAGTTTCTTAATTAGTCCTCTGGCATATTCAGCTCTACCTGGATCCATTTCAATACTATAAACTTTTTTAGCACCTGCTTTAGCGGCTAGTATGCTTAACAGTCCTGTACCTGTACCTATGTCGCACATAATACTGCCTGGTGCTACACGTTCTATTGCTTTTTTGTAGGCAATATTACGACCTCGGTCGTTAATCATTGGCATAAAGATACCGTTGTTCTTAAACCAATCAAAATCTTCTGGTGAGTTAGTTATTGTGTTGTCCGTCATAGATTAAATTTATTTTTGATTATGTCTACATACCTGTCAGCAAGATATTCTTGACTGGCCTCAGCTCCGTGATAGCCAGGATCTTCTCCTGTGAATGGGTATTCGTTGGTTGCGTATGCTGGAGTATCTTCATACTCTAGTGTAAAATGTTTGTCCGGTATTACACTAGGAAACGCTTCACGTACATCATTACTGGTCCATATATTACAGGCTACAACTAAGAACGGAATGCCTGCATGAAACAATCTAAATATTCCATCACTAATAATATATTGATCCTGTTGTAGTTTCCAATTATTGTCGTACATATAATTAACGTACTGCTTCACTGCCTGTGCTGTACCTTTGTCTAACTTTTGACTACGGTAATGATGGTCATAGTTTTCAGCCAAACTAAAAATAGTCTCTGAAATCATTCTGTAGTTATTGTCGCCCCAGTTGACATTGTCTACGCCTGCCGCTGGGTCATAACCTGTGCCGTGATCTGTTTGTAAG